TGGCGGACGTGGCCGACCCTGTTGTGCCTGATGCACCTGCCGCTGACGCGCCCAGCGTTCACACGTCTGCACCCGTCGCTGACACCCCCGCCGCCGCATGAAACACTTCCCCCGCCGCACCGTGGCCCCCACGGCTGAGCCCTTGACCGTCGCCCAGCTGCGGGAGCACTTGCGGCTGGACGACAGCGAGTCTGACGACTACCTGGCCAGCCTCATCACCGTGGTGCGCCAGCAGGCCGAAGACCGCACCGAGCGCACGCTGATGCCCAGCACCTGGACGCTGCGCCTGCCCGCCTTCCCCAGCGCGAACGGCGGCACCATCGAGCTGCTGCGCCCGCCGCTGGTGGGCGTCACCAGCGTGCATTACCTGGACGCCGCCGGCACCCAGCAGCTGGTGGACCCGGGCACGTACTGGCTGGACACGTTCGGCGAGCCCGGCACCATCATGCCGCTGCCCGGCGACTGGCCCGCCACGGCTGAGCACCCCCAGGCCGTCACCATCGACTACACCGCCGGCTATGCCAGCGCCGCGGCCGTGCCCGCGCCCATCAGGCAATGGATGCTGCTGGCCGCTGGCGACCTGTTTGAGATGCGCCTGCGCAGCAGCGAAAAGCCCGCACTGGCGCAGGACTTCGCCGACGGGCTGCTGGCCCCCTACCGCCTGCTGGGCGTCTGACCACCATGCCTGTCGCCGTCATCGACCCCGGGCGCCTTGCGCACCGCATCACCGTGCAGCGGCCCAGCACGGCTGTGGACGGCTTCGGCCACCGCGTGCCGGGCTGGCAGACCGTGGCCACCGTGTGGGCGGCTGTGCGGCCCATGGGCAGCACCGAGCGCGTGGCCGCTGCGCAGATGCAGAGCGGGCAGACCCATGTGGTCACCACCCGCTACAGCCCGGCCCTGGCCGCGCTGCGTGGCGAATGCCGGTTGGTGCTGGGCGCTCGCACGTTCAACCTGGTGGGCTTCCCGCGCAATGTGGATGAAGCCGATCGCTACCTTGTTTTTGACTGCACCGAAGGGGGCGCCGATGGCCACTAAACCGCACACATCAACCAGCAACCTCACCGCACCGCTGCCCGCCAGCCTGGCGCAGGCCGCACCCGTTTCAGCCGCTCAAGCCGCGCCACCCGTGGCGCCCGCGAACCGGCTTTTCGTCTTTGCCAAGACCTGCACCAACGACCACGGCACGTTTGCCAAGGGCGACAAGGCCCGTGGCGCGTTTTCGGCCCAGCTGGTGGCCTCGTACGTGGCGGCTGGCATCCTGGTGCCAGCTTCGCAAGACGCCCCCACCGCCGCACCCACCACCACCGCCTGACCCCATGGCCACCGAAACGCGCATCGAGGGCATGGCCGACCTGCACAAGCTGCTGCAGACCCTGCCCGCGAAGGTCGAGGGCAATGTCATGCGCGGGGCCTTGCGCGCCGGGCAAAAAGTGTTCCAAGAGGCAGCACAGGCCGCGGTGCCGGTTGACCAGGGCGCGCTGCGCGACAGCATCAAGATCAAGTTCAAGGCCCGCAGCCAGAAACACGGGGTGGTACGCATGCACCTGACGGCTGGCAATAAGGTGGCCTGGTATGCCCACCTGGTGGAGTTTGGAACGGCCAGCTTTTACACCGGCAAGGGCAGCAAGAGCAAGCGCAAGCCCTACAAGATCAAGCCCACGCGCCGAACCGGCGCTCTGTACTTCGGTGGCAAGGTTCTGGAAGAGGTGACGCACCCCGGCATCAAGCCGCAGCCCTTCATGCGGCCGGCGCTCGACGGCTACCAGCAGCAGGCGCTGGATGCCACCGTGGCGTATATCCGCACCCGTCTGCCCAAAGAACTGAAAAAGGCCGGCCAATGATCGAGAGCATCGTGCAGATTTTGCTGACCGTGCCCGCCGTGCAAGCCGTGGTGGGCGGCCGCATTGCGCTGCAGCAGCTGCCCCAGGGCAGCGAATACCCCGCGCTGGTGCACCAAGTGGTGAGCAGCACGCCCTGGCAGCGGCTGTGCAGCCCGTCAATGACGCACATCAGCCGCGTGCAGATCAACCCGATCGCCCCCACCATGACGCAGGTCAACGACCTGCACGATCTGGTGCGCACAACCCTGCAGTCGGATGCTGAGCGCGTCAAAAGCACGCGCTTGGTTTTGGAGTGGTCTGAGTACTACGGTCTGCCTTTTGAGCGCATTGTCTCCTGCCGCTTTCAGGGCTTCGGCCCAGCCTCCCGCGATGAATTCACAGGCATGTGGACCAAGCCGGCCGACTACCTGATTCACCACGAACGATTGAGCGCCTGATAAGCGTCCATACCCGTGCCGCCATCCGGCGGCGTTTTTGTTTGCCCGCTATGCGGGTTTTTTTGCGTCAAAAGGAAATCCCCTCATGGCTACCTTCTCTGGTTCTGGAACCTGCCTTTCTGTGAGCGCCGCCGCGCCAGCCACCTACAACGCCGCCGGATTTGCCGCGCTCGCCTGGACGACGGTGGGTGAAATCGAATCCATTGGCGAGATCACCGTCAACCACGCCGCCGTCAACTTCACCAACCTGTGCACCGGAAAAACCTCGGTGAACAAGGGTGCTGAAGAGCCCACCACCGTCGAAATCGGTGTAGCCATGGACCGTGACGATGCCGGCCAGGCTTTGATGACCACGGCTCGCAAGTCCATGACCGCCATCTACAGCTTCCGCATTCAGGAAGCCAACGGCGACATCGTGTACTTCCAAGGCATCGTGATGCGCGAGCGTATTGCTGGCGGCAGCGGCGTCAACGACACCAAGATGGGCGGCTACACCGTCGGCGTGAAGGCTCCCACCACGTCCCCCGACACCTTCATCGTCGTCAACGCCCCCTGATGACTTTGGGTGAGCGGCGCCGCTCGCGCACCCATCCCCTGCACCGACCAGGCCCGGTTCGCCTCCCATTGCGGGGGAGCGGCCGGGCCCGGCACGGGCACTTTTTCTTCCCCCCCGCAAAAAGAAAACACATGAGCTTCAACCTCAAGAGCATCCGCACGATCGAGCAATTCAACGTCGAGATCAAGGACGAAAACGGCAAAGGCACCGGCGTGGTGTTCGTGCTGGCCGGCCCCACCCACCCGGTGCGCCGCGCCGCGCAGCTGGCGGCCAACCGCAAGGTGATCCAGCAAGCCAACAAGACTGGCAAAGTCGAGTTGCCCGATCCTGAAGACGCTGAAGCCGAGCGCCTGAAGAACCTTGCAGCCGCCACGCTGGGCTGGTCGGGCTACTGCGACGATGCCGGTCAGCCTGTGCCCTTCAGCCAGCCCGCAGCGTTGGAGCTGTACAGCGATTCCGGCATGCTGTGGCTGGTGGAGCAGATCGAATCTGCCATGGGTGCCAAAGACCGTTTTACCAAGCGCGCCGCCAGCAGCTGACCATCGAGCTGTGCACGTACGCACGGCAGCTGGCCTGGTTGCACCAGGCGCCAGAAAAGCCCGGAGGCAAAGGCGAGCTGGAGCAGCAANCCCGCTGGGAGCGCCTGACAGCCGACAGCCAGCCCGTGCCACTGCCCCCGCTGTCGGCGCGCTACCTCCTGGACTGGCTGTCAGACCTCGGCTTCGTCAGCGCCGGTGGCATGGGCCCCGCGCCGCTCAGCGCCCTGGAAATGCAGGCCTGGTGTCAGATGACCAACACCGCCCTGCAGCCCTGGGAATTCGACGCCCTGCGCGCCGCCAGCCGCGCCTATTGCGCTCAAAGCGTAGCCAAAGACCCCTTTGCCCCATGGGCTGATCGAGAGAGCAGCGCTCGGCCCACTGTGGCCGGCCGCTTCAAGGCGATTGCCCAGCAACTCAACAACACCCGGAACGCGTGATGAACATCGGAACCTTGACGCTGGAAATGGCGGCGAACGTGGCACGCCTGCGGCAGGATATGGATGCTGCCCGCCGAACCGTGGACAGCGCCATGGGCGGCATTCGTCAGTCTGCGCAAACGGCTATGAACGCGCTAGGTGGCCTGGCTGCTGGGCTGTCCGTGGGCGCTTTTGTAGGCAAACTCGTGCAGGTGCAGCGCGAATTCGACGTGCTCAACAGCAGCCTGAAAACCGTTACCGGCAGCAGCGCAGCCGCCGCCCGTGAAATGGAGTGGATCAAAAGCTTTGCCAAAGAAACGCCTTTTGGCCTCGCTCAGGCCACGCAAGCGTTTGTCAAAATGAAGTCGCTCGGGCTTGACCCTAGCCGTGCTGCCCTGACCAGCTATGGCAACACAGCCAGCGCCATGGGCAAGGACCTCAATCAAATGATTGAGGCCGTGGCCGACGCATCCACTGGAGAATTTGAGCGTCTGAAAGAATTTGGCATCAAGGCCAGCAAGCAAGGCGATCAAGTCAGCTTTACTTTTCAGGGGGTCACCGAAACCATCGGCAACAACGCCGCCGAAATCAATCGCTATCTGGAATCCATCGGCAACAACCAGTTTGCTGGCGCCATGGCCGAACGGGCCAATACCCTGGACGGCGCCATTGCCAGCCTGGGCGACACCTGGGACGAGCTTTTCCGCACCATCAGTGCCCAAAACGCGGGCACCCTCATGCACGACGCGGTGCGCCTGGCCGAAGGCGCCGTGACCGACCTCACCACCGTCATCGGCGCCCTGAACAGCGCCACCGGAGACAACGCCAAACAAACAGGCGCCATGGCTGCCGTGCAAGAAGGCTTGGCCGTTGCGTTTGAAACTGTGGCCGTGCTGGGGGCCAACGTCAAATACGTATTGGTGCAAGTGGGCAACGAGTTGGGCGGCCTGGCTGCGCAAGCCATGGCGGTAGCCACCGGGCAATTTACCCAGGCCGCCGCCATAGGCCGCATGATGAAGACCGATGCAGAAGCAGCCCGCGCGGAGGTAGACGCCACCAGTGCCCGCATTCTTAACGCCCGCAAAGTAGCCGCTCTGAGCCTGCCAAACAACTACGACGAGCCTGCCATTGTTCGCGCCCGCGCCGCCGCTGAGGCCGCAGCGGCAGCCACCAAGGCAGCAGCAGCCAAATCCGCAGCAGACGCAGCAACCGCCGCCGCCACTGCCAAAGCAGCCGCAGCGGCCAAAGCAGTCGCCGCTGAAAAAGCCCTGGCCGAACAGCAAAAGCGCCACGCCGAAGTCGTCAAGCTGCGCAACAAGCTGGTCGAGCAAGGCTTTGAAGCGCAGCAAAAGCTGCAGGAAGCCGCCCGGGCCGNCTACGCCACCGACCTGGCCCAGTACAACCGCAGCGCCAACAGCGCCCAGCAGCGCCTGCAAGACCTGACCGATCAAGCCGAGGCTGTGGCCTACGCTGAGCAACACCAGGTCAGCCTGGCCCGCGCTGTCGAGATCACAACCATCGCCCGCCTGAAAGATCAGCAAGTGGCCGCCATGGGCAACGAAGCCGCCGTGATGGCGCTGCAGGCCGAAATCGAAGCCCGCCAAAAAATCATTGGCGTGCTGGGCAGCACCGAAACCCGCGACGCCGCCCGCGAACTGCGCAAAAACGAAGAAGCCGAATGGGCAAAAACCTGGGACCAAGTGGGCCAGAGTTTCACCGACGCCCTCATGGAATGTGGCAAGTCCGTCAGCAAATACCTGAAGGGCCTGTTCCGCACCCTTGTTTTGCGGCCCATCTTGACGCCCATCGGCGCGGGCATGGCCAGCCTGTTCGGCGCCCCAGCCGCAGCAGGGCAGGGCGGCGCCGGAGCTGGCTCCATGGACATGCTCAGCTCGGTGGGCTCGCTTTACAACGCCGTCAGCAACGGTGTTTCCAGCAGCGTCACCGCCGGGTTCACCAAGCTCATGAGCAGCGACTTCGGCCAAAAAATCGGCATGTCGTACTACGACGGCAACGCCTACCAGCTCACCGGCACCGGCCAAAGCGTGGGCAACGCCATGGGCATGGCGGGCAACGCCATGGCGGGGTACGGCCTGCAAAAAGCCATCAGCGGCGGCTACGAGGTGGGCAACGGCAACCTGGTGGATGCCGTCACCATCGCCGCCAGCGCCTATTTCGGGCCGCTTGCCGGTGTTGCAGCGGGCGTGTTCAACCGCGCCTTTGGCCGCAAGCTGAAAGACATGGGCATCGAGGGCAGCTTTGGCGGCGAAGAAGGGTTTGCCGGGCAGCAATACCAGTTCCTCAAAGGTGGCTGGCTCAGGTCCGACAAGACCAAATACAGCGACATGGACGCGGGCATGCAGACCGCGCTGGGCGACCAGTTCAAGGCGCTGCAGATGCAAACCGGGCTCATGGCCACCGCGCTGGGGCAGGGCACCGATGCCATTGCCGCCTTCACGCAAGACATCAAGATCAGTTTCAAAGGTCTCAGCGAAGAGCAGATTGCGCAAAAGCTGCAAGAGCAGTTTGCGGGCGTGGCCGACAACCTGGCGAATCTGGTGCTGGGTGAAACGGATCTGGCCAAAGCCGGTGAAACCGCAGCCCAAACCCTGGGCCGTCTGGCCAGCAGCCTGACCACCGTCAACGCCATCAGCGACACGCTGGGCTGGGCGTTGCAAGGCGTCAGCCTGGCCGGTGGTGCAGCGGCCAGCAACTTCGCCGACCTTTTCGGTGGCCTCGACAAAATGGCCGCCGCCACCAGCAGCTATTACGACGCCTTCTACACCGAGAGCGAACGCACGGCCACCGCCACCCGCCAACTCACCACGCAGCTCGCCGCCCTGGGTGTGGTCCTGCCCGCCAGCCGCGACGCCTACCGCGACCTGATCGACAACGCGCTGGCCAGCGGAAACCAGCAACTGGCCGCCGACCTGATCATGCTCAGCGGTGCGTTTGCCGCCCTGTCGCAAAGCACCGACGACTTGGCCGCGCAAGCCACCCAAGCCGCCCAAGAGCTGGCCAGCGCGGGTGAAGACCTGCGCAGCGCCTTGTCTGGCCTGCTGCAGCCGCTGCTGGACGCCGTGGCCAGCGCCCGCGCGCAAGCCTCTGGCGCCATGGCCACCGTGGCAGGCCTGCCCGGGCCCACGCTGCAGCAGCTGCGCGACCAAGTGGCTGCGCAGCAAGTCACGTTGCCATCTGCCGCCGGCGTGCTGGGCGCGCAAGCCACAGCCGATGCCGCTTACCTGCGGCTGGCCGACACCAGCACCGCTGCGTCCGTGTACCAGCGCCAGGCCGACAGCGCCAACGCCGCACTGCAAGCCGCGGTCGCCCAATCCGCCGCCGCAGCCACGGCTTTTGGCAACACCAAAACCAGCATCGTGGCCGCTGAAGCCGCAGAAAACGCAGCTTTTGCCAAGTTGGGTTACGCCTACGGGGGCGGATTCACTGTGGACGCGCAGGGCAAGCCTGTTTGGTCTAACACCGAGATGAACGGCCAGTCTCGCTGGGCAAAAAGCCTGGGCGGCGGGTGGAACGCCAGCCTGGGCGCCTACGAAGGCCCCGCCGCCTTGGCGGCCATGCGCGGCGGCACAGCAGGGCAGTGGAACGACTATTGGTCCAGCATGGGCACGAGTGGCGCGCCCACCCAAGACCCCAACGCACCCTGGAACCGCCTGGACGCGCTGAGCAAGCAATACGGCACCGACCTGACCGCCCTAACCAAAGCCCAAGCCGCCCAGACCACGGCCGCCGCCGCCCAAGCCGCCGCCAGCGCCAAACTGACCGGAGCCACCACCGCCCGCGCCCAAGCGCAAGCCGCTGTAGACG